GGATGAAATTGAACTCAGAACGAGCTATTTTTATATTCTTCGATAATCAACTACCTCCAACTTCAGAACCAATGAGTATTATATATGATAGATTCAAAGATAAAGATATGTTTTTGTATTCTTACATCTCGAGCGAAAATACTTTTGGATAAATTAAATTGCAAAACAATTTAATTTATTAGATTCTTAATTTACACCTGCGACCTTAACATTACCACGGAAATCCAATTCTTCAACCGCAGAACTGTATCTAGCAGTATTAAGTCCTTCATATCTACCATTTCTACCATTAGGTCCAGTAGGACCAGTAGGTCCGGTAGGTCCGGTAGGACCAGTAGGTCCGGTAGGTCCACAACAACTAGGACACCACATATTTTGCATGTTTTTATCGAACTGAGTTCTCTCAGGTCGAACACTATTGCAGTAATTCTGGTAATTTCTCATGCCTTGTTCCATATTATTTTGTTGATATTGATATGTTTCCATATTATTTTCTTCGTATTGATTTTCCATATTTTCTTCATATGGATTTTCCATATTTTCTTCATATGTTTCCATATTATTTTCTTCATATTCATTTGTTTCCATATTATTTTCTTCATATTCATATGTTTCCATTTATATATAGTAAATATTAAAAAAACAAATTCAAATATATTACTACAAACAGAAAGAAGAGATATCATTTATCAGATTTTGAATTTGATTTTAAATTCAAAACCACATATTTCAATTATTCATTAAAGACCGTTAGAATTCGACCAGACGGGTCACCTCCATGTTCAACCCACCTTGGTAACCAGTACTCATATACTGGTTGATAGGTTGGAAACTGTTCATCATATACCTTTTTGTAGTAATAAGCTTCCTTGCTTGGAAACCGATTCCTATATGGTTCATATTCATCATTTGTGATAATGGTATCGACATACTCCTGAATATGCTGATACCATTTCTTATCAAGACCAGAAACTCCATCAGACATGCCATCCTTTCGTCTCCATAACACATTATCAGGGAGAAATGAATCTACAAATGACGTTCTTAAAACGTGCTTTTCCATCTTTTGTTGTGGGGATTTAATGTCTCCAGGAATTGATAAACATAGTTTCACCATATTCTTATCCAAGAAGGGTACTCTCAATTCAAGACCATGAGATGATACACATCTATCAGCTCGTAATGCATCATACTCATACAGCCTATCAACCAAACGAAAACTCTCCTTTTCCAACTCTTCTGCAGACGGCGCATAATGAAAATAGAGATACCCACAAAATAACTCATCTGAACCTTCACCTGACAATATTACAATATCAGTACTATTCTTACTAATATATCGTGCTAACATCCACATTCCAACACTAGCACGAATAGTAGTAATATCATAACTTTCGATATCTCTAATCACTTCTGGAATACAAGCAATCCCTTCTTCTGGAGTAAATAACACTTCCGTATGAACTGTCCCCAAGAAATTAGAAACCTCTTTTGCATATCTTAAATCAATTGAACCTTCCATTCCAATTGAATAGGTTCGGACATTTTGAGGTCCTATCAGTTTACACAGGATACTGACAATAACAGAACTATCCAATCCTCCTGACAATAAACAAGCAACTGGTCTTTCCGACATTAATCTTAATTTTGTTGCTTCTGTTAAAGTTTCATATATTGTTTTACGTATTTCATTTACATTCAAAAAGCAAGGTGAAATATTATTAAACATATCTGCATATGTTTCTGTTACAATATTTCCTTTATAATACTCTCCAATTCCAGGATGAAAATGAACGACTTCTTTACAGAAACCAGTAAGCGCTCTTGCATATGAAGCAACAGCAAAATTGTTATCATTAGTAAATCCGTAGAAAAGAGGCCTGACACCAATACAATCTCGCGCAAAATACACTCTTTCACCATCAATTAATACAATTGCAAAATCTCCATTTAATAGTTCAATTGTTCTTGTGAAACCGAACATCTTATATAGATGTAATATACATTCACAATCACTTTTTGATTCGCATTGCAAACCGTAAGTCTCTTCGAGCTCACGATGATTATAAATTTCTCCATTACAAAGTAATCTGATATTTCCATCTCGAAAAGGTTGATTGCCCTTTGTAGTCATATCGTTAATAGTTAACCTACGAAATCCAAGAATCATTTGTCTATTCATAATCAAGGTACCACAATCGGGTCCTCGATTACTCAACATATCATAACTTTTCATTACCATATCAAGCTGGTTTTGTTCATTTTCGCAAAGTATAGTTAAAATTCCACACATTATTAATTTTAATACTATTTGATTCAGCCTTAAATTACAATATGAAATTGAATTTAAATAATAACTTAGTTGGATAATTAAATGACAACAATACTTATTTGCGAAGAATATGTTAAATCTACGGGATTAAAATGTAAATATAAGGTTAAATTAGTAAGGAGTGATGGGAAAAGAGTATGTGGGAGACATTCAAAAGAGGCTAAACAAGAGGCTAAATTGAAAATGATTGATTTATTTTCAGGAACAGGAGCATTCACATATGCGTTTGAGAATACAGGATTAGTTGATGTTGTATTTGCAAATGATATGAGTAAACATTCAGAAACTATATATAATAATAACTTCGGACATCAATTAACATGCGCTAATTTAAATGATATTGAAAACAATATGATTCCAAGTCACGATATTCTTGTCGGTGGATTTCCATGCCAACCGTTCTCTATAGCTGGTAATCAAGAAGGATTTAACGATGAAAGGTCAAATGTATTTTGGAAGATATTATCTATTATAGAACATCATAAACCAGCCTGTATCATATTGGAAAATGTAAAGAATTTAGTATCTCACGATAATGGAAATACGTTTAAAACAATATTAGAAAATCTAGAATCAAGAGGATATTCAGTATGCTATCGTATTTTGAACACATCACAATTGACTGGAATTCCACAGAATAGAGAAAGGATATACATAGTATGTATTAAATCAAAAGATGTATTTAATAAGTTCAGTATTGAATTTGAACAGAAAAAGAAAAAGAAAATAACTGAATTTTTGGAAGAGAATATTCAAAACAAATATTACTATACCAACAGTTCTAGTACTTGGGAACTACTATCGAATGCAGATATTAAAATAGGTACTGTATATCAATATCGACGTGTATATGTTCGAGAAAATAAGAGTAATGAATGCCCGACTCTAACTGCAAATATGGGTTCTGGTGGACATAACGTTCCTATAGTTAGAGATAATAAAGGAATTCGAAAGTTAACTCCAAGAGAATGTTTTAACTTTCAGGGGTTTCCATCAACTTATAATTTATCTGGATTATCAGATATGAATCTATATAAATTAGCTGGAAATGCAGTATCAGTTCCAATTGTTAGTTTAATAGCTAATCGATTAGTTCCTTTATTGATTAATAATTAAAATGGAGACCTCTTATCAAAAGTAAGAGGTAAATTAGAGTGTAAATGTTTTACATCAGATGGACCAATATCGTTTACTCCTTCTTCTGAATGGGATGAAATATACTTTCTTGACGCTAGATATATTGTTTATCGAGTTGAACTTAAATATGTGTCTGATGAATGGAAAAATATAAAGGTTAATAAGACACAAACATTTGACGACCAACGTAAGCAAGGAAGGAGACCGCGAATTAATTGGAATTCATTATATCTACAAATATCTCCCTATTGTAAAAAAATATTCGACGATGCTTTTGTTCTAATTTAAATTGTTATACAGTTTCAATTAGAAATAAGTAAAATTACAAATCAAACTGAATTGTAATTCAAAAATATGGTTCACTGTTCCACCCTAAAGTCTCAAACAACTCTTTTGTTATCTCATCGTGGAAACACTTCCTATCAGTTGTTTTTAATACTATAAAATCATCCTTATTACAAGGGAATTTATGTCTACGAAGAAGCTGATACAGAACGTGCTGTGAGTTAATAAAACTTTTCCTTTTGATATGCTTAATTGTGCTATATAACTCAGTTAGAACATTGAAATCATCTAGTAGTTGCTCTTCTAAATGACTTATATCAACTGACTTTACTCCTGTCATAACATAATGAATTAGATTTATGTTCTCATAATGACTTGAATAGTTAAGCTCTTTCAGAAATATGTGAATATGCTTTTTGGTTACCCTTGAAAATCGAATCTCTTTTGGAGTATTCTCATCACCTAATAGAAGATGATGTTGGAAAAACTCTCTTTCCAAATCTCTATATACATCAGGATGAACAGTATTATTCTGTTTGGCTTGATATTGATTAATACAATCTCTAAAGTGAACCTTTCGTATATAGATATACTTAGAAGCTATATTCACCCTGTCGATATCATTATAAGATGAATTATATTTGATGACAATTTGCTGATTAAAACAGACGTTACAAATGTAGATATTATTATCGATAATATCGAATAGATTACTATTTACATTTTCACAGTTCGAACATGATATTGAAAAAGATGTTTTTTCATCTTCCTTGTTTTCGACATTGCTTATATCGTAGTAGTTCCTAGCAACAGATAAGTATCGTGCTATTAGGTTTTTCTTTTCATCGTTACTCTTTTTAGGCTTGCCAATAAAGGTCAATTTTAGAGGTATCTTCAGAATCTCCTTGTAAGTTTCAATGATAGACAATGTTTCAAATAGATAGAAATTATAATCTCTTTTAATCTCTAAATTATGAATCTTATTGACAACTTGGTCTCTATTGGTCAATAAGATTTCTCTTAATCTTATATTTAAGTTGGGTGTTTCCAGTATCTTTAGTATGCCATTCAACCTGTCTTGGTATATAGGTATTTCATTGTAATCTCGCTCGAACTGTCTCCTTATATTGTCGTCTATGACCAGTATATCTATATCGTTAGAACACATATTTCTTTTTTTATCTTTTCATTTAAGCCCATTATTTTTTTTAAATAAATTTTTATTTAAAAATAATATCTTGTATATAATAAAATGTCCTTGACAACTTCAAACCTTACTTCTGGTTTTATCGACCTTGCTACCTTTGATGAAATTGAAAGATACCTTTACGGTACTCTCGAAGCTACAGCTTATTTCGTTCGCGAAACTAGAAAATCAACTTGGTTTACCCAAGTTCCAGTAGTACTTTCCAACTCTTCTGGAACTCCTCAATTCGGCCAAGATTGGTCTGTCAGCGTTTCACGTGCTGGTGATTATTTGCTTCATACTTGGTTGAGAGTTACCTTTCCTGCTGTTGGTAATTCAGCATATGCTCCTTCAGGATCATCATTGTTGGTTAGATGGTCTGCTAACTTGATGCACAATCTTATCAGAGAGTGTAACATTACCTTTAATGATTTGGTTGCCGCTCGTTTTGATAACTACCATCTTGACTTCTGGGCTGCGTTCACTGTTCCAGCCAACAAACAAGTAGGATATAACAATATGATTGGTAATGTGTCAACTCTTACTCTACCAACTAATCCAGGTGGAGCGCCTGCTCTCGGTGCTTCTGCAACTGGTCTTCCCGCAGCCACTTTGAATCTTCCTATTCCCCTCTTCTATACTCGTGATAGCGGTGTAGCTCTCCCAACCGCCGCTCTTCCTTACAATGAAATGAGAATTAACTTTTCTTTCCGTGACTGGACTGAACTTTTGATTCTTGAAAATCCCTCAGCTGGTGCTCTTGTTGATAAGAGAGTCCAGCCTTCAGTCAGCACCCACGTTGGTTCAGGCGCAGCTTTCCCCATTGCAACCGCACCAGTACTCTCAAATGTTGGTGTATGGGCTAACTATGCCATCGTCTCCAACGATGAAAGAAAGAGAATGGCCTGTGCTCCTCGTGATATCCTCATTGAACAAGTCCAAACCGCTCCTCGTCAAACATTCGCTCCTGTTACAAACAACCAGCCCAGTTACGATATTCGTTTCTCGCATGCCATCAAAGCTTTGTTCTTTGCAGCAAGAAACAGAACATTCGCTGGTGAATGGTCTATTTATGGTACTGCTTCTCCTCAATCATTGTCTGCTGGTGCTTGGTCAGTCAGACAAGACCAAGGTTATGACCCCATTGCTCAAACATCTCTCGTGTACGAGAATACTGCTCGTTTGTCACAGATGGGTTCTGATTACTTCTCACTTGTCAATCCTTGGTATCACGCTCCTTCTATTCCTGAGAAAACTGGTCTTCATTGCTACTCCTATTCTCTTGACTTCTACTGCCTTGACCCAATGGGTTCTACTAACTACGGTAAATTGACAAACGTCTCTATCCGTCCCGAAGCATCAGCCGCTGCTCAAGCTTCAGTAGCCGCTGCCTTGGCCCTAGGAACAACAGGTGACCTTCGTTTCAATCCTTTCCCTCAATCATACGACTTTATCGTAACTGTTATCAACAACAACATCATCAGAGTTTCTGGTGGTGCTCTTGGTTTCCCAGTACTTTAAACATTATCCTCTCCCTTATCATATGTTATATACGTTTTCGTATATAAAATATAAACTACAATTTCTCTTCTATTTCAACAGTAACTTACCCCCATAACTTACAATCATAACACATTGTAATATAATCGTAACGGTCCCATTCACATTCAATTCCACAATTAAAACATCTATCATACTCATCATCGACATATTCACGATAACAAGGCTTACAATAAGTCTTCGAGTATTCAATAAGACAATATTTTCCAGTATCAGAATAAACAGAATCTCTTCCCTTTTTCATTATAGTTCCATCCTTTATCTTCTCTCTAAATATCGTATCGTTATTTTTACAAGTCAAACATACATTGTTCATCTGGTCCATGCACTGAAAACATATTATCTTCTTATTGTGAATATAACGGTCAATATCGAGCTTACGATTACAACATTCACATAAATCAACATAATCTTCAACTGTTTCCTTTTTCTTCTTTTCACGCTTTTTCGTACCAAAATTTGGAAATGATAAAAACTCTGAAGAAGGAGTTGTATTTTCAGATTCAAAGTAATCATCAAGTCTCATATTATTCAACAATACTTTTGACCAAGACGAACAATCAGTTGAAATGCATATATCTCCACATGCATTATAATCGAAATTCAACTTGTCCGTAAACTTGGAAAATATATCATAATCATAATCATTATAATCATTCTTCGATTCCATTGGGTGTGACACTAATTATTGGTTATGATTGTTCGCAAATTCAATTTTGTAAATTTATCAGAAATAATTCACCTTGAACTCGAGCATAGAAATCATTTGAATTTAACAAACTTTAAACGATATACTTATAAGGCCCATCACCCTTTACTACAGTCTCTGATTTCAAAGGTTCAACATTAATTGGTACTCTTAGAGCATGAACCAACCAGAAGAATCTACCATTTCGACCATAAACCATAAACTTTCCATCTTCAACTTGACATGTATTATAATTAATTATTTTATTATTGTTATAAATTCCAGTAACTTGTACTGTAAATTGAGAGAACGACTTTGTATATTCAGGTAAAATAACTTCTACCGAATCATTATTTGTTATTTCTGATTGTCCTCTATAATACACTCCTGCTTCAGGTCCTTCCAAACACCCGTGAACTAAATACTTCTCTTTATCAAGAGGATGGTTAATAACAAATGTTTTTGAAGAATCAATATATACTTCTCCGCTTGATGAATTCCAACGTAATACTTTATCAGTACCACCAGATGCACCACTTCTAATTGGTTTTACAAAAAATGCACTTTGAGTGTTAGTTGTAAAAGGACTACCAAGTGCATTTAAAATAATTGAATTATCATGCTGATTTGCATATCCAGCTTGATAACCAATTGCGATTGAATTAATTCCTTGACCCGTATATCCAGCTTGATATCCTATAGCGACATTTTTAGTTTTTGAACCGGAAGCTCCTGCATAATAACCTATTGCCACAGACTCTGTGCCTAAACCAGAATATCCAGAACCATGACCAATAGCTACTGACTTTGTTTCAACTCCATAATAACCTGCTAAATTACCAATAGTTACTGTTTGTGTTTTCAAACCTGTACCATCCACACCAGCCTGATGACCTATACAAACATTACTTCCTGCATTATTTGATTTTCCTGCTTGATATCCTATCGCAACTGTATAGGTTGCATTATTTATATTTGCTTCTGCTCCAATAGATACACTATTAATTCCACCACCTGTATTTAACCCTATCGCAACAGAAGATGTTCCTACTGTACTAGCACCATATCCAATTGAAACTTGACCGGTTGAATCTGACGATATTATTCTTCTTGTTGTTATTGAAGTTCCTGCTGTTAAATTTGAAGTTATAATTGGTGATGTTGATATTTCTTCACCAGCAATTATATAATCGTTGTATACCGAAAATGACATTTATTAATAATATAATAAATAAATCTAATAATAAAATGTCATTTTCGGTATACAACGATAAGGTAACTTTATCTAATAGGTCTTCGACACTATTATTAAATACAACAACTGCAACAATATCAGATTCAATAACAACAAGAAGAATAATTATGGCAAAAACAGGACAAATTTCAATTGGAACTCTGACGACTCTTAATGAGGCAGAAAATTCTATATCAATTGGTTTGATGAGTCAAGGAGGAGGAGGTTTAAATAGTATATGTATTGGGAGAAATGTAAACTATAATAATGCACAAAATACAATTTGTATATCTTTCGGAGCAGGTCAAACAAATAACGGAGGAGATAATATTTGCATAGGGTATCAGACTGGTACAGATGGTAGTGGAGGAGGCGCGAAAAAATATTCAGTTTCGATTGGTGGCTCATATATTGGTTGTGGTGAAGGAACAGTTGCTATCGGACAAGATTGTTCTAAATATAGTCCAGCTAATAACTATTCAGTTTGTATTGGTAATAGTTCTGGTTTTACAGGTCAAGGAATTAATTCAATAGCAATTGGTTATCAAGCTGGATATACAAATCAAGGAATTAATTCAATTGCAATTGGGACTTACGCTGGAAATACAGTTCAGCATGTTAATTCAATTATTTTAAATGCTACTGGTAGTAATTTTACAACTAACATTCAAGGTGCATTTTTTGTAAAACCAATTAGATCTGTTGTCGGTGGTACAGATAATCTATTACTGTGGGGTGAAACAAGTGGAGAAATATTTCAAGATAATTCTGCGAAAACATTTATTATTAACCATCCTCTTGATAAAGAGAAGTATTTAGTTCACGGGTGTTTGGAAGGACCTGAAGCAGGAGTGTATTATAGAGGAGAATCAGAGATAACAAATAGCGAATCAGTTGAAGTTTCTCTTCCTAAGTATGTAAAATCATTTTCTGATTTTACAGTACAAATTTCACCCATATATAACGGCAATATCAACATCTATAACTCAAGTGAAGTTATAGAGGGTAAATTTAGAGTATACGGGAATAGTGGTAAGTTTTATTGGTTTGTCCATTGTTTAAGACAATCAGTTGATGTTGAACCATCAAAATCAGGAAAACAAGTAAACGGTGAAGGTCCCTACGTATATGTTAAATAAGAATCTCTTATTTCTTTTTTAGTAATTTATTAAAATCAGCTTTGAGTTCAACCATTCCAGTTCCGATATTTGCTCTTTTACCACAAATGATTGCCGATGATACACCTTCTGTTGGTTCAATAATACCAGCGGCGCCAGCGTTCAAGAAGTTATCTAGTGATTCTTCGAAGCTTGCTTTGCCCATAGGTCCACACTCGTCCTTCTTTAGTGTGTATCTAGTAATTGATGCAATTCCTCCTCCGTGAAGCATTCTGTCTACTAATAACTTTGTATGACAAGAATTGATTCCATCCATAATATTTGTAAACTCTTCAATTAGAAACTCCTTTACAGCTTCAATTCCGAGAACTTCATATATATCCCAAATATTATTGGACATCGTTCTTGTAAAATCTATATGGTCAAGAGAGAGTAATTTCTTGTATGCATTAAGTTTATTCGCATTCTTATTGGGTATGGCATTTGTCTCGATAAGCCACTCTTTGGTCTTATCATCTTGAGAATAAAAGATTTCCTCTATGCTTGAAATACCACATACATGAATTTCTGATACAGTTGTAACTACGCACTCTTCAAGATAAATTTCAACTGCGTTTTCTTTATTAATAAACATAATCCTATCTTCGGGTAAAGTAATGTCTGAAGTATCAACAAATATATGGATTTCACCTATTTGACAGGGAGAAAATACACAATGTAAGTCTGAAAATTCAGAGCTAATTACAGTTGCGATTTTCTCGATTGTAAGTTTATTTTCAAAAAGCTTACCCATATTTAGTTTGACAATTACACAGTTCTTGAAACGTGTAAATTCGTCGTTATAAAACACCTTGTAGACCTCGTACCAATCTTCTGGTTCTTTATTATATTCAACAGTGATTGATTTTGAAATGTCACTCAGGGTGAGACATGTAATGGTATGACCAACTACGTTCCGTAGGTTTTCTATTGAATCTCTTCCTTCATTAAAGTAAATTTTATGGTTCACCATCTTTGGATTTTTAGTTGCGTTGATTAGCTCTTGGAATCGGGGTACACCTGTAGTCATTGTCTTGTTTGAAATACCAGCAGAATGAAAAGTATTAAGACAAGTTTGAGTTTGTTTTTCGCCGATACTTTGCGCACATATGATACCTACACTTTCTCCTGCTTGAACTAGAGTATTGAAGTAGTTCCTTTCGATTTCTCCTTTTAGTTGGGGGATGATTTCAGTATAGACTTCTTGTCCTCTGAGTTGTTTTCTGAAACGTTCCTTATTGTTCTCGACGATAGACATCGCACTATCGAGGGGAATACCAACCTGTGGTTTAATAAAGTCAATAATAAATTCAATTTCTTCATTAGTTATGATATGAGTCATTTGGAATAGGCTGATTTTATGGTTTAAATTGTATTTTTTTCATTTTTATAATTTTTGATAGATACGGTAAAATTATGACTAATTTAAATTGAATTTATAAATTAATTTTTCCATAGATAAAGAATATGGAAAACAATAATAATATTAGAATCAATATCCGTGAACCATCTCATTTATATGGAGGCATCTGTGGTTGTAATAATTGTCTCAGAGATTTCAACAGACAAAATATGGAAGTTCAGATTCAGGTCATCTACAATGATGCTTTGAGAAACATTAGGATGAATGAACTGCTTAACAGCTTTAATTTCTTGGATAATTTTATGAACTACTTTCCAGATAATTCACAAGAAGATTTCATTAATTCTCTCTTTCAGCAAGCTTCCGCTAGTGAAGAACTTGAAAGAAATGATAAAATTAAGCTTGATGTTCAATCTCAACTTTTTTCAGAGTCAGAAAAGACATTCTCTAGTTGTTCAATTTGTTCTGATGATTATAAAGATGATGATACGGTATCAACTTTAAATTGTAAACATATCTTTCATAAAAATTGTATTGAAGAATGGGGGCATTATAATCCAGTTTGTCCAGTATGTAAAGCAAGTATTAAGACACAAACCAATTAAATTTTAAGTTGAATATAACTTAAAATTTTACTACACGTATTCATCCTTATTTTCGGTTATTGTATTTTTAACTTGAGTATCAATCACAATAGTTTTAATAATAGAATCACCTTCCGATTCACTATTTATCATTTCTAATATTTTATTGTCATCATTTCCTTTTGAATTTGGAGTTAAATTACTTATTCTATTCTTGATTCCAGAAAGTAAGTTATTGATTGGTGATGAACTCCTTATTTCCTTTTTGATTGTATTTCTCTTTATTATCATATCTTCTATTGGGACAAGCTTGTCTACTATGCTTCTATTAACAAGAACTGAATTTTCTACCAATTTACAATACATATTATATTTCTCTTCTAAGTATATTCTCCCTTTATCGACTCTATTAGTTCTATTTAACATTAATACCTTGAATATGTCAATAGATAATAGATAGAAATCTTTACTTATTTTCAATTCGCTTTCCATTGTATTTTGAATTGCTAGGAAGAGTTCAATCGAGTTTATAATGCCTATAATCAATCCTATTAAACACGTTATTACGCTTATTATTCCCTGTTCAAGATAAGGTTGCAAGCCAACTGAAAATACGGAAGTTATTCCAGATAGGATTATGGTTGGAAGTTTAAAGAACTTAAGACGACCTTTTGCATTATAGTAATTGCCTTTATGAAATTCACACATTGTAGTTGAATTTAGTCTGATTTTATCGAGAATCTCTTCAATATCAATTGACCAATCATTAACTTCTCCTACTAATTCAACCTTGTTTTCAAGGTCATTGCGAATCATTTATTATTTGAATATATCGTTCAAATTAATTAAATTTAAATTATTTATACTAATAAATGGAAAATTCTGATTCTCAAATTTTGAATCCAAGTTCAGGTCCAAGTTCAGAACCAAAACCAACTTTAGACAAAAATTTATTTGCAAATAAACCAGATTGTGGTTCAGTTGGTGATTGTGGACAATTAGGAATACATGGAAGTAATCTTACTTGTAGTAAAAAAGGATACTGTGAAAATTGTAGTGTTGATTCTGATTGTAATGGAGTTGATACTCCGCCTGGAAAATGCGTAAATAACGTATGTTCTTGTCTAACTAGTAGCGATTGTTCTTGTGAGGGAAATGACCCTTATGGTTGTGGTTATGATAAAAAGGGAAATTGTACGTGTTCTAAGGAACATAAAGGTTTGGCTGTGTTAAGGATTACTCCTGAAAAGAGAAAGAATATGTTAGTCATTCTTGTTATTGGACTCTTATTAATGTTATCATGGGTTGTATATGTAGTTAAATTTTCAGACTTTGATGAGGATAAAGCCAAGAAGTATATATTATATGGTTGTGGTTTAATGTTCCTTTTAACAGTAATTGCTGTTCTTGTTTCAGGTTCAACTTAAAATTTATATTTATTTTAGATTATAAAATAAATGCTGAAGTGTAAGTTATGTAATAAGAAAATCAGTATGATGCTAAAAGACTTATATGTCTGTAGATGTTCTAACTACTATTGTTCTGGTCATATTCATACTCATAGTTGTTCCTTCAATTACAAACAACTATTTGTAGAACAGAATAAAGAACTAGTTCAAATTAAACAGAAAAAGGTAGAAAAGATTTAAACGAAGCAACTCAATTTAAATACTTATATCAGAGTATAAATAATGATTCACTTTAATAATTTTATGGAAAACAAGACTGTTCTGCAATCCAACAATGAAGAGATAAGTAATATAAGCAGAAATGAGAATGAAAACTTTTATCGATATAAGATTGAATTTAGTCTGAAAACGGCTGATTTGAAATTAGTTTTAAATCAAAATCAGTATTATTATGACTATTTCATTCCTAATTCATTAGATAAGATAGATTGTATTGAACTTAATAATATATATTATTCAGAATTGTATATTAATGATTTATATTCTTGTTCTGTTGACAATGACCTTGAAATCATACTTTGTTCAACATACTCTGACTTCAATATCCGTTTTTACTTTTCTATAAACGAGTCATTACCAGAGACTGTAAACATAAGTTATAATGCATACCTTTTTCCATATCAATTCAAACTACAAATATCGGAAATTCCATTTCAAACAGATACACATACTTATACAGATGGTGTAGTTGATGTTTTATAATTATAAATTTTATATTGCTTTTCAATATAAAATTCAGTATATTTAGTTATAGTAATAGTAATATTTTTCAATTAGAAATAAGTTTCTATCTATAAATGACAGAAGATATGAAGTTAAGCGAACCTGAAAAAATAGAAGCATTTAAAGAAACTTACGATGCTCTTTATATCGAAGATTTATCAGATGAGAAAAAAGAAGAAATAAAAGAAACAGTAAATCCTGTATTAAAACAACTCATAGACCGCCTTCAATTTCCGAAAACATATAATGTAGATATAATTGAAGGACCTATAAGTTTCTATAAATTGATGCTCAATAGAAAATCATTCTATCTATTTGGTGAAAAACATAAAGATACCAGAGGCCATTGTTTACCAATGGATTCAATAAGTTTTTCAGAGTATATAAAGAGATTATCTGAAAATTCTCCTTCATTTTTTGACCTATATATTGAATTATCAATGTTTAGTTTTAGCAAGCCTAAAACAGAAGGAGACTTATCACATTATGATATTTCAGGCATTCAAACATCACAAGCCATTAGCGATACTCTTAGATATATGTTGTATTCACATCCAAATCATGATTTTATCACCATATTTACAGCTGTTCTCAATCAAAGAACAAGTACAGTAACATCAGCAAGTCAAATAATGAATGATATAACCAGAGATTTTTTAGAGTGTCTTCAACCTTCAACTCGTGAAGTTTTTAAATGTCAAAGAATGAGGATTCATAATATCAACGTTAGAACATCGTGGAATCCTGATGAAATTTATGATGATTTATATCTTATAGTAATACACAATATCCTAATTATGAATATTGATTTTGAATTGAAATTATCAGTATTAAGAAGGCTAGGAGATAAAGCAATTGAAGTATTATCCAATCTGATTGATACTGGAAAAATGACAGGAAAAAATATAATGGATATTACATTGACCAACAAATATGTTGATAAAGAACTAAGTAAAGTTGATGATAATATGAGAGTGAAAATCATTGATTTTTTTATTGATAAATATCAATCTCTATGCAATCTTACTGTAGATTATAAGATTGGAAAACTCATTTCTTATATGAAGGAATCAAGACATATTCCGTTTGTACTTCCTGAATACTTTGAACCTGTTGTAGCTTTATTAATGAATATCAGTTCATTATCAGTCGATATGTATTGTTTATCTCGTGTATTCAAAAGATATAACTCTAGAATTGTTGGTAATCGACCTTTAGAAAGCTCGAATATATTCATTTATGCAGGTGATAGACATATTGAAATATGTAGAGAATTTTTAAAACATATAGGTTCTCTTGAAACCTATAGCTACCAAAATCCCAAACAAAAAAGTTGTGTAAGTATAAGGGATAATCTCCTTACAACGGAAAAGTATCGTGAAACCGAATTACTATTACAAGAACTAATGAATCATTCTAGAAAACAATCTGAAAAGAATACAATATTATCTTTACAACTAATCGGTATTGTTAATTCGTATAAAATAGAGCTAATAGAATTAATGAAATTACACTATGGTTTGGAAATGGGAGATAGAGAATATATTGATAAGATAGAACAACTGAAGCGAGATGTAGTAAAATCATATGAACAAGCTATAAGAAATGAACCTCTTTCTATTAACGATATCGATGATGATTTTTTTGATGATATTCCAGATACAGAACAAACTGAATACGAACCACCTTCAATACTAGAAAATGAACCTCTTTCTATTAACGATATTGATGATGATTTTTTTGATGATATTCCAGATACAGAACAAACCGAATATGAACCACCTTCAATACTAGAAAATGAACCTCTTTCTATTAACGATATTGATGATGATTTTTTTGATGATATTCCAGATACAGAACAAACCGAATATGAACAACAACCATCAACTAAAAAATCATTCTGGGATGCAGTAGGTAACTACTAAATAGTAAGTTCTGTTTGAATTTCAAACGATAAATATATTAAAATTTAACTTTAAATACAGTTAAAATTTAAAATGAAAACTACAAACTTAATTTAACTATAAATCAGAATTATCAAAATGGCTTCATCCAAGAAATATATTAAGAAAGACCCTATTGAACATATTATGCTTCGTCCTGATATGTATATCGGCTCGACAACGATTAAAAAATCAGAAGAATACATTGCTGAAAAAGTAGATGGTAAATATAGAATCTACAAAAAAGAGATTTCGGTTTCACCTGGAATTATGCGTGTTTTTATCGAGGCATTATCAAACGCGATTGATAATGTTGTAAGAAGCAAAACCACAAAAACAAAATGCACCAAGATTAAAGTTGACTTTGACAGAGAAACTGGTTTGACATCAATTTTGAACGACGGTGATGTTATTCCTATTGAATTGAATGAAGATAATCGATGCTATAATCACTCTCTCATTTTCGGTCATCTTTTAACCGGTTCAAATTATGACGATACCGAAGATAGATTTACAAGCGGTAAAAATGGTCTTGGTGTTAAACTCCTCAATGTCTTCTCGTCTCAGTTTAATGTTGAAGGGTTAGACCCTCAAAATGGTAAAATCCTAAAACAAACATGGGTCAATAATATGAGGTCGACAGAAGGACCTGTTATCACTAATACTAAAATTAAGAAAGGTTATACTAAAATCAGTTGGATTCCAGACTTTACTCTTTTCAAAATTGAAAAATATACTGATGATATTATTAGTCTATATACTCGTTACGTTATCGATTCGGCGATGTTGACTAAAATCAATGTATATATCAACGAAGACCTGATTCCTGTTAGCAGTTTACAAACATACGCGTCTATATACTCTTCTCCGAGTGAAGAATCTCTAGCTATAAAAATACCAAATTCTGAAGTTGTATTATGCACTTCTGATGACGACTTTCAACATATCTCTTTCGTAAATGGTATATCAACAAAGCTCGGAGGAGTTCATGTTGATGCTTGGTCAGAAGCTATTTTCAGACCTATAGTTGATAAATTCAACGGAACAAAATCAAAAGCACCTAAAATCAATATCAATGATGTGAAACAGTTTTTTAAACTGTTTGTGAATTCAACAGTAGTTCGACCTGAATTTGATGGTCAAAGTAAAAATAAGCTTGAATCTCCTACTGTAGAAGCAGATATAAAGAAGACCCAAATTAGTGCCATATGCAAATGGTCAATTATGAGTAAGATTGAAGATATCATTCGTTCAAAGGAGTTTTCAGTCTTGAAAAAATCAGAAAGTAAAAGAAAGAAAATAATCAAGATAGATGGTCTCGACCATGCTAATCTCGCCGGTTCAAAGTACGCAAATGAGTGTACTCTAATCATTTGTGAAGGACTATCGGCAAAAACATATGCTGTTGCAGGCATCCAAAAAGGAGTATATGGTAAAGCAGGAAGAGACTGGTTTGGTATCTACCCATTAACAGGAAAGTTGATGAATGTGAGAAATTTTACACCAACATCAATTGCTTCTAATAAGGTTATTACCAATCTAATTCAAACCATCGGTCTCCGTTATGATACAAACTATTTAGATGAAGCAAATTACAACTCATTGAATTATGGTAAGATTATGGTAATGACGGATGCTGATGTAGACGGATGTCATATTGAAGGATTACTCATTAATTTCTTTCATTATCTATTTCCAAGCTTATTACAACGAGAAAAACCATTTTTGGTAAGCATGAAAACTCCTATCGTTCGAGTCTTTATTCCAAAGGGAGAAGATATATTATTTTATGATGAGAAACGATTTCAAAAGTGGTTTTCAGAACAAAACAAGAAGGTAAAAACAAAGTATTACAAAGGGTTGGGAACAACTCGACCTGAAGATGTTCCTGATACTTTTGGATTGAAGATGGTCGAATATATAAAGGATAACGATATTGATACCAATATGAGCAAAGTCTTTAGTAAAAAAGAATCAGATATGAGAAAGGAATGGCTTTCTGACTATTCGATTGAAAACCATATTTTCTCTCTTGATGACCAACCTGAAATATCACATATGGAATTGTCTTCTTTTATCAATGGTGAATTGATTAAGTTTTCGATAGCCGATTGTGGTAGAAGTATTCCAAACTTTATCGATGGCTTGAAAGAATCTCAGAGAAAGATTTTATATGCAGTTAAGAAAAGAAACTTGAGATATTCAGGTCAGTCTCTAAAGGTAGCTCAATTATCTGGTTATACAGCAGAACATTCGAACTATCATCATGGAGAACAGAACTTATGTGATACTATTATAGGACTGGCAAATGAGTTTCCAGGAACCAATAACATTCCTCTTTTATATAGAGATGGCATGTTTGGAACTCGACTTGAAGGTGGTTCTGATGCAGCAAGTCCTCGTTATATTTATACAAAGATGGAGTATTTGACAGAGTATATTTTTAGAGAGGAAGATGAGGCTTTATTGACCCAAGTCAGTGATGATGGTGATTTAGTTCAACCAGAATTCTATATTCCTATCTTGCCTATGATATTGGTAAATGGTTGTAATGCAGGAATCGGTACAGGTTGGTCTTGTAACATTCCTTGTTTTAATCCCATTGAAATCATCGATGGTATTAAAGATTGGTTGAACAACAATACATCGGAAGATACAGGCGAGAGAAAAGAAAATGTATCAGTTCTTCCTACATTAATTCCTTGGTATCGTGGATTCAAGGGAACAATCGAAGCTGATGAATCAAAAGTTAAAAGATATATTACAAAAGGAATCATCGAGGAAAATAAGAATGGATTTGAAGTATCAGAACTTCCTATCAATATGTGGACTAATAAGTTCAAGGAATTTTGTGAAGATTTACAAGAAGAAAAGAAACTGAAAACAATGAAAAACTATTCAACTCCAAATGATGTCAAGTTTATTATTACGAATGGAAATGAGTTTGAATGTTCAATTGAAAATCTAAAATTACATAGTTACCTATACACTTCGAATATGGTATTGTTTGATGATAAAAATAAGATAAAGAAGTATGATTCAGTCTATGAAATCCTGAATAATTTTTGTGTTGTTCGATATAAATACTATCATCTTCGTAAAGAATATCAACTAAGACAGCTTGGAGTCGAATTGAAAATGCTTCAAAATAAGGAACGATTTGTTAGTGAGGTGATGGATGATACTTTGGATATAATGAAGAAAAAAGAGATAGTAATCATCCAGAATCTCAAGACAAGAAACTATGATGAGGATTTGAAGAGAGAAAATGGAGGATATGAATATCTCCTTGGAATGCAAGTTCGAAGTTTCACTGAAGAGAAGGTAATCACATTAAGAAATGAGATTCAAACTCTTATTGGTAAAATTGAAACATTAACAAATATAACCGAAAAACAACTTTGGATTAATGACCTTGATGAATTCAAAGCTAAATATGATGAATGGCTTGTTGTAATGAATGAAGCAGAAAAACCAAAAGGAAAGAAAAAGACAGTAATTCAGGTTAAAAAACGAGTTGAAAAAGTAATAACCGAAATTAAACCTACAATCAGAAAAGCAAGAGTCAATAAATAAAGTGTAAAATTTTAAATTGTACGTCAATATAAAATTTGCAGTTAGAGTATCATCAAATCAGTAATAATTATCGATATTAAAAATATTTTTGTAAATAAATGACTCAAAAACAATTTGATGATGAAAATAAGGAAGAATTTTGTGGTGCATGTCTGACTGTTCCTTTGGCTTTTGCAGCAGGAGGAGGTGGTATTGCCGGTTCAAGTACATTTGTCAATAAAAAAAATAAAAAAATGAAAAATGTATTGTTTGTAGTTGGAATTGTAATTGCTTTTTTATCAATATCTTATTCTGTTTATGTTTTATACAAACAACGAACAACAACCGGATTAGCAGTTTGTAGTCAATAAAGACCTTAAAAACTTTGAGGCTTTAACCTAAATTTTCTTTTAGTATATTCTAAACTCTGTTTAACTGTAGGTAAATTCCATAATACCCATAAACTCCAGAAACCTGCCGTTGTCGGGTCCTTCCAGTTTTCTCTCTTCTTATGTCTATTGATGTATCGTTGCTTTCTTTCCTTATCCTTATGCTTCGTATAATCGCTCATTCCAGAAGCTCCAAATTGAACCTTTTTTATCCTTCCAGACTCACTGATAACATACACTTTATATTTTTTTGTTAAGTTATCAGGGGGATATAACGTATATGTCTTTGGCATTTATTATACTATAATACAATTAATATTTAAAATGATTTCAAAATATATTCAAAATTCATATTGACAAACAATATGAATTTGATAACTTTTTATATTATTCTTATGATGATCGGAATTAATATTACAGAACAACTTGAAAATTCAATCATCAATCTATTGAATGAAGACGAGGTATATTTATATAAATTCGTACTTAGTTTCATATTACAAACTATCATAATCATCCTTGCTTACGACTTCAATATTCTCGAATATATGAGGATAATGTATTTTATGATGATTATAATCATTATTTTAACTGTATTTCCCCCTGTTTTCTACCATTTTATAGAAATCAATATAGTAAATCTGTCAATAGAATTACAAAATATCACCTTATAAAGTTATTATTCTCAATTGAATTACAACTTAAAATTTATTCAAACATCTCCTTCATCTCAATTATCCAAAACGGAATTTCACGACTATTATACTTCCCTTTCCAACTCAATATTTTTGTTTTTGCAAAGAAGTAATAAGCACGATAAGATTCAATAGTATTATCGATGCTTCTTTCTGAGAGCTTACAATCCGAAGATTTATACATATCGGGCATCGCTTGAAGAGGAGGACTAAAGGATAAAATAGGTATGTCAGGAATATTAATATGCAATAATTCCAGCTCTATTTGAGACTTATGTACCTTACCATAACGATAAGTATATTCCTTGCATAACTCAAGACCCAATTGAGATAACCATCTGTAATTCTCAACTGAATGACGAGTCCAAATAGAACTTGGATGTTTCTGATGAGTCAGCTTATACATTGGAGTATAAACCGAACAATTAGTCATATGATGAGCAGAAGACAATAATTGAGCTGTCTCCAATATCATCTTGATAACATGTTTATCTAAATGCATCTGAGCACAAATCTCAGGTAGCAAATGAAGAAAAAAGATATTCATTTTATATATGGTTGGTGTTCATAATTGTATTTTTACAATTATAAACAAAGTCAATTTTTTATTCATTCTACAGTCCCATCGCCTGATTTATTATATTCCTAATCTCTTGTAAATTATCATTGTAATTCATCCTGTGTTTCTTCCATTCAGTTGCCAATTCTCGAGTAATTTCAAGAGGACTCATATCTGGATATTTCTCTTTTATCTTCATCCTATTCTCATTACAATACTGAATAAATTCAGGGTCTTCCGTTGACTTCGATTCAACCTTCTTTGCTCTTGTAATCTTCTTCGTCTTTGGTATTTCATCTTTAATCTTTTTTGCCTTTTTCTCTTTAACCACAACCTGCTTTCCTTCATTCGAGACGTTTACCTCTTTAACAACAACCGGCTTTCCTTCGTTCGAGACGTTTACCTCTTTAACAACAACCGGCTTTCCTTCGTTCGAGACGTTTACCTCTTTAACCACAGCCTGATTTCCTTCATTCGAGACGTTTACCTCTTTAATCACAGCCTGCTTTCCTTCATTCGAGACGTTTACCTCTTTAACCACAGCCTGCTTTCCTTCGTTCACCACTTTAACAACCTCCTGCTTTTTCTCCTCTTGAATATTTTTTCCTTTGACCTTATATATTTTCCATAATCTAGCAAGCTCTCGAGTAATATCAATTCCCTTCAATTCTGGATTCCTATCTTTTAATTCCTGACGACGTTCACGGCAAAATTTAACATATGCAGAAGGCTCCTTTTCAACCGAATCTTTTGTGACAACCACCACTTCCACCTTCTCTCCAAACATTTCACCAAATTCTCCCTTCTTCGATAACCATAATCTCCTGAAATCAGCAATGTTCATATCGTCACCGATACTATTAATCATACTCATAACATAATCATTCACTTGCTCGAAAGATGGCATGCTCTAAAATATAGTCGAAAAATATATAGAATTCAATTTATATACCATTCGAGTTGATATTCGAGTTGAAAAAAATGATTTTTTAAGACTGTGATAAAAAAATACACCCGCAAGCGTTATGAATTCACAATCAGAAATGAATATTTATGATTATTCGGACTCCTGCTCTGCTATCTGTGGCTTCTCTCATTTCACAGATGATAAGGAGTTTAAGTATGGAAATGACGGAGATATCTGTATCTCAACTGACTCTTCAACTTGGGCTAAAAAGCTATTGAACAACATGAGACTCGATGATTACCTCCGGTCGGAATCGTTTGTTCCTCCACCTGAATTGACTTTTCCAAATTTTGGAACTCGAGATAAACCAAAGAAGGGTGTAAAAGAGTCGGTAGGTAATTATATTGAATCTTGTGAATTATGCCAAGACTCTCTTGAAAAGGGTGCTCATCGATTGGTCAACGCAGATAAACTGGTCTGCTTTGATTGTTTCGATTATGTGAATAATAAATCTCATATGTGCTTTTTTTGTAAATGTAAACCAACTCATTATTATACAATGTTTCTCGATGGTTCACTTGACCTAACCGAGCAATTTCATTACGAGAACAATTATTGCAAAGATTGTATTGGAAAATTATTTCAGACACGACGTCCGAATTATTATCTCTTTGGGCAATACATTTTAAACCAATACGAAGACCAACCATACGAGCAAGACGAACAAGAAGAATACCAATATGAATATCAAGAAGACGAACAAGAAGATGTTTGTTTGGCATGTGGACATTATAATGTTGATGGTGGTATCTGCTACTATTGCCGGGTAGAACGTTTTTAATTTAATCTAATATTCCAATCAATAAAGTTATAATACCGAAAGGTATTACAACATGCTAATCGTAAGTGTCGAGTTATACTCACTTTCTCAAACGGCTTTCAAACGGAAAAAATTGAGTTATTAAAAAATAGGGAAGAAAAATCAGGTCCATCCATGAATAACTATCAGAATCATTCTATGACTATTGAACAAGCTATGATATTCCAACAAGAAATAGCTATGAAAGAAGTAGTGAAATATTTGAGAGAACAAGAAGCTCGAGAAGCGGGAGAAAGAGAGGCCCGTGAACGAGTCTTGAGGGAACATCAAGCTCAAGAAAGGAAACAACAAGAAGCCCGTGAACAAGTCTTACGGCAACGGGAAATTCTTGAACGTGGATATCAAGAAGCCCGTGAACAAACTATGAGAGAATGGAAGGAACGAGCACAAAGGGAAGAAGAAGAACTTGAATGTGAAATAATGGAAGAAGAAGAACTGGACCAAAGAAGAAGAGAAATTGAAGCACGAACAAGGAGAGAAGAAGAAGAAAAGATGAAACTGGAATTAGAAGAACAAGCAAGGAGAGAAAAAGAAATGAAACTTGAAGCAGAAATAACGTTTCTACTGAGAATAGAACAAGAAATGAAACAAGAAGTTGAACTGGAGCAAGAGGAGATGAATGAACAAATCAACATACAAGAAGAACTCGAAGAAGCTATCGCTGAAGAAGGACTTGATTACAAATTGCAAATTATTGATTTACAAGCAATGGTATTTCGAATGCAACGACAGATTGAAAAGCAGTCCTATATTATTTCGTCTTTAAGAAATTATATAATGTAATAAAATTTTATATGTATAACATATAAAATTCAGATGAAGTTGAGTTCAGTAATTAAACATGAGAACTTATATTGTAGTTACTATCAGTTTTCAGTAGTTAGTTTCACCTCTTATCAGTTTTCGATTTCACCTACCAAACCAAAAAAAAATTGAGTTATTAAAAAATAGGGAAGAAAAGTCAGTGTCCATGTCAAACGAAACCAAGCAAAATAATATGATTATTGGAGAGGTTAATATGACTAATCAATCGGCTACTCCTATTATGGATGCGTTGTTGGCTCGAATTGCCAACGCATCAAAGGATGCACCAAATGTGTTGGCTCGAATTACAAATGCATCAAAGGATGTACCAAAGTCTAAACCACCCCAGAAGATAAAAAAGATACAGAAGAATGTTCTTTCTATTCTCCCTTCTGTTTTTCCCGATATGGATTGTGACATATGCGGTGATGAATACACCATGAAAAATAGTATTACTTGCCCTTTCTGTAAATTTAGATGTTGCAAAAAGTGCTTTGATACTTATTTGATGACTACTCCTGGAGATACCAATTGCATGAGTTGTAAGCAGGTCTATGACCTAGATACAGTTTGGAAACTGTGCAATAAGACCACTTACAAGAAATACACGGACTACAGGTTTGAACAGCTAGTACAAAAGGAGAAATCATTATTCCAAGAAAGTTTAATCGAGATTGAGCAAGATAATCTCGTAAAAAAGTCGACAAGGATTATGGGTTTACAGCTGAAATTTATCTTATTTCAAGGCATGATGGAGAAGATGCAAAACACTGTGTTGGACATGCACAATATTGACCAAGAAATTACCAAGAATATGCTTTCTTCTATTGGGTTATCATTTGAAGTGATGAAAAATATGCGGATTAATCAAGATATGAAGGAAGTTCGAAAGGAAGTAGATTTGGTTTACCTAAATGCTCGAAATGAGATGACTGGAGAACAAAAGAAGGAAGAACTGAAAAAGAATACATTTATCAAGCATTGTTCAGTTTCAAATTGTAAGGGTACTCTCAATAATAGATGGTATTGCCGTTTATGTGAGACACCCCATTGCAATAAGTGTGGAGAGCTCAAGACCAAGACTACAACTACTCGAGAAAACGACGGTGAAAGAAAAGACGGCGATGAAGGAGAAGCAGGGGCTGAAGCAGGGGAAGACGGACATGTTTGTGACCCTAATTTAGTTCAAAATCTCGAGGAAATCAAGAAGAATAGCAAGCCTTGTCCAAAGTGTGGAGTTGCTATATTTAAGACAGAGGGATGTGACCAGATGTTCTGTATAGTCTGTCATACGGCCTTTAGTTGGACTACTTTGAACATCGAGACCGGAAGAATTCACAATCCTCACTATTACGAGATTTTGAGGAAAAATGATAAAATCAGGAGAGAGGAAGGAGATATTAGACCCTGTGATGAACTGATAACATGGAGTCCAATTTTTGCTTTTGTCGAAGGTCATTTACCCAAGGAAGATAGGAAAAAGTTTGAAGATACTTTCAGGTTTGTAATGGAACTACAAGAAGAGTATAATCCGGTACATTATACTTTTACTAACCGAACATTTGCAGAGCTCAGGAAAAAATTCATCAACAATAATATTACCGAAACAGACTACAGACGACTTATGAAATTGAAACACAACAAATATGTTAAGAAGCTCGAAATCTGCCAAGTTTTGAACATCACCAAAATCGCCTTATCAGAGGAACTGAAGAAAGTCATCAGGACTGAAAACGGCGCGTTTATGACGAGGCTTACACCGAGAGATTATATCGAGACTACTCTTCTCTCATATCAACATAATGTAGAGCAAGTAATCAACAATACAAACAATATTTTGTCAGAGATTGGAGAAAAATATGCATCTCGACAACGTGTTTATTTTGATAACAAAAAGAACGTTTGGAATGTTTCGAAGGCGATTTAAATGGTTATATTCAAGTATAGTTCAAGTATAATAAATTGTAATACCATATGTATCATATGGCATTATTGTCAAGTTCAAATCAAATTGAAATTCTCTCAATTTAATTTTAATCTTTAAGATGTCACTTATTAAAAAAGTAGATGAATACATTATGACTATTATCGATAATAGCTCTAGCATCTCTGAATTCAAGAGATTATGGACCGAAAAGCAACAGGAAACACGGGGTATATTAGAAGAGAGTAATGATTCTAAAGAAAAGATTAGAGGAAAGAAAATGGATACTAAAGTTACGCTCGAAAAACAAAGAAAAAACGAGCTTATACAATTTTGTAAAAGTAATAATATCAAATCTTATTCAGGATTAAATAAGGCTGAATTGATTCGGTTAATAGAAGAATCAGGTGGTGAGTCTAAATCGGAAAACAAATTGGAACTAACACATATTCCAAAACCTATATTAAAATGGGTTGGAGGAAAGTCTCAAATTTTAAATAAACTTCTGCCTTCTTTTCCAACGGAAATCAACAATTATCACGAGATATTCGTTGGAGGAGGCAGTGTTCTTATAGCCCTACTATCATATATAAGACAAGGCATTATCAAAGTAAAAGGTGCTATCAAAGCATATGATTTAAACGAAACCCTAATATATGTCTATAAAAATATACAAACAAATCACGAAGAACTATACAGAACAATCAGAACAATCATAGATGAATATAATCTATGTACCGGTTCAATTGTAGACAGGAAATCAAAGACAATTGAAGAAGCAAAAACATCGAAAGAAAGTTATTACTACTGGATTCGAAATCAATACAATAAGAATAATGATAAAAAAACGATATTGGCTTCCTCTCAATTTATCTTTCTCAATAAAACTTGTTTCAGGGGGCTTTATAGAGAGGGAAGTAACGGATTTAATGTACCCTACGGACATTATGATAATCCCGAAATCATAAACAAGAGTCATCTAGACGAAATTCAATCTCTTATTCAACCTGTAATTTTTGAATGTTGTGATTTTGAAATATCAGTATCTACAATTAGAGATAATGATTTCGTCTATTTCGACCCTCCTTATGCACCTGAAAATTCAACATCGTTCGTATGTTATAATAAGACTGGATTCAATATTGAAAATCATAATAAACTATTTGAACTGATTAAACGATTGAATAATAAGTTTATGATGAGCAATGCAGATGTAAGCTTAGTCAGAGAAAACTTTAGTGATACTGACTATAATATTGAATCGATATTATGTAAACGGTCTATCAACTCGAAAAATCCAAACGCGAAGGCAAATGAAGTCATTATAAAGAACTACTAATTTCAGTTATAATACAATGTGTATTATAATTAATGTAACTAAAATTGCGAATCCCGAAACAACTCAAAAGTATACTGTAAAACGATTTCTTTATGAACACAACTTTATAATTTTTAAACGTATGAACAGTTTAAAATTTGATAAGAACATGATTTGAGGAACGACCCTCTCTCATATGGCAATAGGTCAAATTTGAATTGAATTATTTAAATTTATTTTGCATTAATAAATGACAACAGAAACACTAAAAAATATTCTATATTCATTCGTAATTCTATTTATTACACTGATTATCTATACTTTTTATACAGTTTATCATGGTGAGTCAACTGTGCTTACAAAATTTTTTGCAGTTATTGCTGGTGTATCCGCAATAGCAGTTTCTATTAATCTTATTGTTAATACATATGTTCAAATGAGAGATATATATGATAGAAATCAGATGAATATGCTAAAAAATTCAGACTATTGGTCGAATATATATAAGATATGTTCTGAAAATTATCCTTATTCCAGTCGTATTTTCCAAGAGATTGCACAAAATGATTCTATATTAAAACTACCAGAAAACATATCTCCTACCAATCTAAAAAAATATGAAAATGATCCAGAATTTATTGAAAAACGTTTGGGTATAGAATTTTACATATCAGCTATGTGCGTACAAGTAATGGAAAATTTCCTCATTTTTGGAAAATATGATCAAGGTGGTTCATATCCTTGGATAGTTACTTATCTCTGGTGGTTAAGGAGTCCGGTCATAGTCAAGTATTGGAGATCGTTTAGTAGTAGTTATGGACCGAATACAATAGAATTTGTAGATAGTTTAATTGAAGTCTCACAACAAATGCCAAAAACAAAGAAAGTTGACGAACTACAGGAATTTGTTAATAAAGTTAAATTTAGTTACATAGAATAATTAAATTTTCAAGCTGAAAATGGAACTATTATAAGGTGACTAAATTGAATTTTAATAAATCGACACATGAAAAATCAGCACATATTACAATGAATCCTATTGCAAATCCCGAAACTATCCCTATGACTACAACTCGAATTGTAAAGAAACTCAGAAGTCGAGTTATTGTAGAAAACGTTTATGAAGCCAATAAAGGAACTGGAGCTGGTGGGAGTAACACCAACTTATTTGGAAAGAAGTTTGAATTCAAAACCGATAATGAAAAGAGATTGCTTTCTCATGGTTTTGTTAAGAAACACCTATCAGCAAAAAAGCAAGATTATTATCTGACAAAGACATTTGAAGATAGAGTAGTCGTTTTTGTATTGCAAAACGGCTTGAAATCATATGTAAAAAACAAGTATAATATTGAACTGTTCAGATGTCCTGATGAAGCATATATCATTGAATATAAAAACGGACAGAAAGTCATTAAAATACTCGAGAAAAAGGAACAACATGTTGAAGGCTCGGTTGAAACCAAACTTTGGAGCTGTCCATCATTAAAAGAAGAATATGAAATAGTACTTGGACCAGGCTTTGAAGTTTCTTATGGTCTGTGTTTAAATAATTTCTTAAAAAGCAAGATGACTTCAATAT